ATGTGGATGATCGGCGACAACAAGCTGTTCGACATCTTCAAGTGGTCAGCGAAGGACCGGCCGATTGAGACCGGAGAGCGCGGCGCATACAAGGACTCCATCCTCGGCTATCCGATCGCGCGTGATGGATACAACGCCTACTTCGATGCGATGACGGAGGGGACGGAAGTAATTCTCGGCCCGTTGGCGGCGCTGATGCATAACGGTACAGGCGTCTACGAGGTGTGGACTGGTACTCGCAAGATGAAACCGGATGTAATCATTAGCACGATCCCGGTAGATGAACTGTGTGGGCACCGTCTAGGAGAGCTTCCATACGTCGGGCGCGACTTCCATCTTCTCGTGCTGCCGACGAAGCAAGTCTTCCCCGGAAACGTGCGCTTCTGCCACTACGCATCGCCGCGCGACGAGTGGACGCGCGTCACGGAGTTCAAGAAGCTGACGTACCACGAGAGCGAGTCAACTCTCCTCGTGCTGGAGAAGCCTTCGAAGAACAACAAGCTGTATCCCTACGTCACGAAGGCGAACGAGGCGTTGGCGAAGAAGTACCTGGACTCCCTGCCGCCAAACGTGCACTCAATTGGGCGGCTCGGGACGTACAAGTACAGCACAATCGAACAAACTATCGTTCAAGCTTTTCAGTGCGCGGCGAAGATCCTCGGCAAGCTCTCGCCTGAGGGCTGCGAGGGCGAGTGGAAGGGCATCGGGGATGTCTCGATGATGAAGGACCGTAAGGAGGCGGCATGATTGACGCTATGCTTCATCCTGACCTTTTGAGTTTCACCACCGGCCTTATGCTTGGGACCGCAGTTGGCTTTTGCATCGGCGTGATGATCGGGATGGCGATGGAATGGAGCAGAACGAAGACTTGGCCATTTAAGCCCCCAGCAGAGCACGAGTCGCCGACGCGCGGCGATTTGCTGAAGAAGTCTCAGACTACGAGATGGCCGTAAAGTGGATCTGTTCTGGATATTTCTGATTGCATTAGTTTTCTCTGCTTGCGTCTTCATTGGTGCGATGCTTTGTTATGCAGGCTTCAGGTCTGGAGTTCAAATTTCAAGCATTCCGCCACCGCCTCCATCAGTTAGGAGAGGCCCGCCTCGTCGTGCGCCGCAATGTAAACCGAGGCCGAAGTAATGTTTAAGCACCAGGGCATCTGGCTACCCGATGGCGAGAAGCACTTCCCGGAATGGATGGACAAGAACGGGGAGATAGTCGACGGCAAGGGGACGTACCAGATCAAGAAGATCCGCGTCGCGATGGAGCACGTGAAGTGGTTTCACGATCACCACGTAGCTATCGATGTGGGCGCTCATGTCGGGCTTTGGGCGATGCAACTTGCAAAGAGATTTCGCGTAGTGCGTGCATTCGAGCCGGTGGCCTCTTACCGAGAATGTTTGGCAATAAATGCTCCGGAGGCTGTGGTTTATCCGTTCGCGCTCGGGGCAAGAAGCGGTCGCGTCGCGATGCATGTCCCGAAATTGAATGGTGGACTTGATACCGGCGGTACCCACGTTGGTGGTGACGGAGAGTGCAACGTAGATCTGAAGACCCTTGATAGCTTCGATTTCCAGAACGTGGACTTCCTCAAGATCGACGTCGAGGGGTTCGAGGACCAGGTCATCGCGGGCGCGCGCGAGACGATCCTGCGTGCGAGGCCGGTCGTGATCGTCGAGCAGAAGCCGCACAAGCTTGGACCGAACTTTGGCATTCATGGAACGCCAGCCGTTGATTCTCTCCGTGCTCTTGGATACATTGTGGCTCGCGAAATGAGTGGTGACTTTATAATGATCCATGCCGGATGATCGTCCACCGCCAAACCTCATTATGGGGGATCGATATTACATCGGGAAGGGAGCATTTGTGGAAGCACCAAACACCAAGCCTTCGCTCTTCTTCGATTCTCTGGCGAACAGCTTGAAGCGCACACAAGTGACCGGCCCCATTGGCGACGAAAAGATATTGCTGGATAAAGGCTTGAAGAGTTTTGAAACGATGTTGAAGGCTTCTCATAAGGCCGGGGGCAAGGCAATTTTTATAGGCAACGGCGGATCGGCCGCAATCGCCTCTCATATGGCCGTGGATTACAGCAAGAACAAAGGCGTCAGGGCTGTCGCGTTGAATGATGCTTCAATGTTGACGATGATCGCAAACGACTACGGTTATGATCGGGTTTTCTCGAAGCAACTGGAATGGCAGGCGCGCGAAGAAGACGTCGTCGTGATTATTTCTTCATCCGGTCGCTCCTTGAACATCATCGATGCCGCCGGAGCCGCACTTGAGCGCGGCTGCAGAGGACTGGTTACATTCTCTGGGATGAATCCAAACAATCAACTCAGGCGAAAAGGCAATTTGAACTTTTATGTTCCTTGCCTTGATTACGGAGTTGTTGAGTTGGCTCATCTCGCTTTGCTTCACTCGGTTGCATCAACGTGACTGTCGTGGTTCTTTGCCACGGTTGTTTCGATATCCTTCACATAGGCCATTTTCGACATTTGAAGGAAGCCCGCTCTTTAGGAGACAGGCTGGTTGTTTCGGTGACTTCGGCACCGTGGGTGCTTGCTCGCAAGGGCAATGGTCATCCCGCGCATACGGATCGGGAGCGATTGGAACAGTTGCTCGATCTTCGCTTTGTAGACGAGGTCTATCTGTGCCGCGCCGATTATGCCGCGCCAGCGATCTTGGCTGTGAAGCCGAAAATTTATGTCAAAGGCGTCGACTATGTTGAGCGAGGCCATTGCCTTGAGGATCAATTGGCTTGTAAAGAGGTAGGAGCGAAGATCGTCTATACGCGCTCCGAGAAAAGAAGCGTTACTGACATGATCAGGAAATTTCAATAACAAGAGGTGGCGGATGCGGGTGCTGGTGACGGGTGGATGCGGGTTCAAAGGGTCGGTCTTAGTTCCAAAACTTTTGGAAGAAGGCTACGAAGTTTTGGTGGTCGACAATCAGTGGTTTGGGAATTACCTGAAGCCGCACGGCCGATTGAAGATCCTCAAGATGGACACGCGCGAGGACGTGCCTCTTGATGGAGTTGAATCGATTGTCCATCTTGCGGCGATTGCGAACGACCCGTGCGGGGAATTGGATGCAAGGCTTACCTGGGAAGTGAATGTGTTGGCGACATACAAGCTCGCGCAGCGCGCGGTCAAGGCAAACGTTCGCCACTTCATCTTCGCCAGCTCGGCTTCGATTTACGGAATCAAGGATAATGTTCCGGTGACCGAGGACACGCCATTTGAGCCGGTCTCGGATTACAACAAGACGAAGATGGTGGCCGAGAAAATCATGGAGCCTCTCGGTGGGGATATTCTCCTGACTTTCCTGCGACCGGCAACCGTGTGCGGAGTATCACCAAGAATGCGGCTCGATCTTACGGTGAATGGATTTGCTACTCAGGCACTGGAGACCGGTGAGATCGTTGCTGCGTGCGGCAAGCACGGTGGGAAGCTAATGCGCCCGCACATGCATATCGAGGACGTTACGGACCTGTACGTATGGGCACTTCAAGCTCAGGTTTCGGGCGCGATCAATGCCGCTAGTGACAATCAAGAGGTGGGAGAAACGGCTCGCCTTATTTCCGAGATCGTTCCGTCAAAGGTTACGATTTCAGAGACCGCAGATAAGCGAAGCTATGCGGTTGATTATTCGAAGCTGCTTGGGCTTGGCTTCAAGCCGAAATACAAAGTGGCCGACGCGGTCAAGGATCTTGCCGAGGCGTGGCACTCCGGGAGGCTCCGCCGCGAGCCGCAGATGATCAACTTGAAGTGGATGCGCTACAACGGGTGGGCGACATGAAGATTGCCGTCCTCGGCGCTTCGTCGTTTTCCGGCAAAGCGTTCGTGGCGCACGCGCTTGAGCTCGGCGTAGAGGTTCTGCAGCTGACAAGGTCGCAAGGGCACGACTTGAATAGCGGGATCGATCTCATCAAGAATGAAGTATCGACGTTTAAGCCAAGCCACTTCGTGAATTTCGCGGCACTGAATGTTGTTGCCGACAGTTGGAAGTATTTCCCCGATTATTATCGCATGAACGTGATTGGGGTGGCCAATCTGGCGGAAGCGATCCGCAGAATAGATTCTTTGGAGAAATTCGTGCAGGTTTCGACGCCAGAGGTTTATGGCAATTCAATCTCTGGCGAAATAAATCCGGATGAGCGTTTTAATCCAAGCACACCTTATGCTGTTTCGCGCGCGGCAGCGGATATGCATTTGCAAGCGTTGCATCGGACATACGGATTCCCCGTTTGTTTCACGAGAACGGTAAATGTTTATGGTCCGGGGCAGCAGCCATATAGAATCGTGCCGAAGACCGTACTCAAGATCGCGCGCGGCGAGAAGCTAAAGCTGGAAGGCGGCGGAGAGTCTCGACGTTCGTTTATTCACGTTCGGGATATGGCCGCCGGAACGATGCTGGCGGCGCAGCGCGGTAAGCCGGGACTTGTGTATCATTTTTCAACCCCGGAAGTTACTAAGATCAAAACGCTGGTAGCTACGATTTGCCAGACGCTTGGCGTTGACTTCAAAGCTTCCGTCGAGAACGTGATGGATCGTCCAGGCAAGGATCGCATGTACAAGTTGAATTGGAGACTTGCACGTCACGGTCTTGATTGGGGGCCGGAGATTTCTTTGGAGGACGGCTTGGAGGAAACCGTTGATTGGTTCAAGGCTCACGCGGAAGATTATAAGAGCCACAGCCTCGAGTACGATCACCGAGCATGAAGATCTTCCCGATCAGTGTTGAGGACGCCGAGGCGTTTCTAGCCAAGCACGAGCGTCACTATAAAGCTCCTGTCGAAACCCTCTGCGCCATTGCCGTTGGTGAGGAGGTTGATGGAGTTATTCACGGCGCAGCGATTCTTGGGCGACGCGCGGATGGCGACGCGGAGCTCGCGCACATTTACGTTGATGGCGCGTCGCAAGGCTATACGCTCCTTTACGGCGCGTGCTGGCGCGCCTTGAAGGCACTCGGATATGAAAAGACCGCACTCTGACTCCTGAAGATTTGATTGCTTTCGAAGACCGGGTCGCAAAAGAATTTGAATCCGGAAAGATTTCCGGACCCGTTCATCTGTCCGGCGGAAATGAGAAGCAGCTGATCGGGATCTTTCAGGAGATCACGAGAGGCGATTGGGTCTTTGCCACTTACCGAAATCATTATCACGCTTTGCTTCATGGGCTGAGCGAGGATCGGTTGATGGAAGAGATCCGCGCCGGAAGATCAATGTACATCTCAGACAGAAAGTTGAGATTCATGTCATCCGCAATCGTTGGCGGATGCCTTTCGATAGCGGTCGGGGTATCTGCCGCACTGAAGAGACGGCGCTCGTTGCAAATGGTTTGGTGCTTCTTGGGAGACATGGCGGCGACAACAGGCGCGTTCCATGAAGCTCTTTGGTACGCAGAAGGTCACGATCTTCCGATTCGATTCGTGATTGAAGACAACGAACTTTCATGCGACACCCCAACTCAGAGCGCTTGGGGCGATATGCTGCCAATCTCAGGAAGCGGAAGAATCACTCGTTACCGTTATGTTAGGACTTGGCCTCATGTCGGAACTGGCAAGTTTGTTAAGTTTTCGGGTTTCTGATGGCCGAGTATTTTGAGGCGCTAACGAAGGCGATGACGGATCTTGCTGAGGATGAGCGCACCATTTTTATCGGTCAGTCGGTTGCATTTCCGGGGCAACGCGCGCACCAGACCTTTGCTGGCGTTCCGATGGAGCGTCGAATTGAAATGCCGATATGCGAGGACTTCACGATCGGCTTTGCCACCGGGCTTGCTCTCGACGGTCGCGTGCCGGTTGTGTTCATCCCAAGATGGGACTTCTTGATTCTTGCCTCAAATCAGATCGTGAATCATCTGGACAAGATTGCAAATTCAAATGGGTTCCAGGCCAAGGTGATTATAAGGACATCGGTCGGAGCTGCGCGGCCTCTGAATCCAGGAGAGCAGCACGTAGGCAACTACGGTCTGTCGTTTGAGCGCATGCTGAAGCGCGTTGCTGTGCTTGATTGTTTAACTCCAGAGCAGGTGGCCGATTCATATCGGGTGGCTCTGGCCTCGAAGTATCCATCCATCGTCGTCGAATACATGGAGCGATATTGATCAACATCTGGGTTGGTTATGACGATCGAGAGCGCGTTGGGTACTCAGTATTTTGCCACAGCGTTCTTGCGCGCACCAGTCGAGACGTAGCCTTCTATCCGGTGCGAGGCACCAAGGTGATCGGGTCAACGAAGTTCAATCCTGGCCGGTTTGAAGTGGCGCGCCGAATGGGTTATCGCGGTTGGGCTATTTGGGCCGAATGCGATATGCTGTGCTTGACGGACATCGGGGGATTGATGGACCTGAAGGACAGCAGATTCGACGTGCTTGTTTGTCAGAGCAAGTATAAGACCAAGCATCCGGTGAAGTTTCTTGATCAGCCAAATCCGGATTACGATCGGAAGAACTGGTCAAGCTTGATGCTTATCAATTGCCACGGGGCATGGTGGGAGCGCATTAGTCAGGACGAGCGATACACGCTTCAGGACATGCACCGCTTTGCGGATGCCCGAGTGGGAGTGCTTCCGGTCGAATGGAATCATTTGGTTGGAGAATACAAACCTAATCCAAGAGCTAAAATAGCACATTTTACAATCGGACTTCCGATTTGGCGTGAGTACACGAATTGTGAGTTTGCGGAAGCGTGGAGGACCGAGAGAGAAGCAATGCTTGACTTTGAGCCAAAGGCGAAACAATGCGCGCCGGAAACCTCAGACACCGTTTAGTGATTGAGGCGAAGATCGCCGGAAGCCCCAATCGCTCCGGGACTGGGGCATCCATTCTTTCTTGGACAACGCTGCTCGAGGTCTACGGCTCGCTAGAGGTGTTGTCAGGCCGACGCCTAGAGGCGGCTCAGGCTACGTGGCCGGAGGCCGTAGGCGAGTCCCTAGTTCGGTTTCGAGCCGAATTAACGGCGGCTGATCTCGCTAAGACTCCGCTCCGCGTCTCTCATGGCGGCAGGCTCTATCCGGTCGGCAAAGTGATTGACCGAGACGGACGGCGACGTGAGCTGAAGCTCATTTGGAAGGAGGGCTCCGCGAGTGGCTGAGACTCATAAGGTTCTCGGGCTTGCCGAGCTTGAAGCGAATCTCGCGGCACTCGGAAGTGAAATGCGCGAGCGCGGGGTGAAGCGCATGATGTCCATGAGTGCCGTGCCGATGCGTGACGAGGCTCGGCGTCGCGCGCCGATTCTACAAGAGCCTAATCCGCGCCGCCGAGCCGGAACTCTGCGTGACGCGATCGTTATTTGGAGGAAGCGTCAGACGCCGTATGCCGCCACGTACTATGTTGGGGTTCGCGGACTTTCTTCGATAAAGATTAGTGCTTTTAAGAAGGGAACTGGGAAGGCGTCGACGGATAATCCTAACGATCCTTTTTATTGGCGCTTCGTCGAGCTTGGGACATCGAAGATGCCGCCACGACCATTTCTTCGGGGCGCTTTCGAGTCGCGTAAGCACGACTCTGTGTTGGCTGCGATTACCGAGGCAAAGGCGTTCATTCAGAGGACCGTTCGAAAGTTTCTGAAAATTAAGGCAAGGGTGTCGCCGTGAGCCTTGAGTCTGATCTTTACAATCACCTGATATCGGACGCAACGCTGACTGGGTTCGTTGGTGATCGAATCTGGCCCTCGCACGCGTCCGAGGGGAGCGCGAGTCCGTTCATCGTTTACAATGCGGTTTTTCATGAAGGGATCTACTCCCTCGAAGGGCGCGCGAATATGTCGCGGGCTCGGCTTCAGGTCGATTGCTATGCCAATGATCCGGATACCGCAGCGGAGATTGCCGAGGCTGTCATTGAGGCGATTCCGGAGTCTGGCGCCATTCATCGTGCCGCTCATTCGAATCAAGATCTCGGGATAGAAGTCGGGACGCGATTGTTCCGTCGACTGCTTGAGTTCTCCATCTTTCACCGTTAGTAACTAAAGGAGTAACACCATGCCTACCAGCATCGAAGCACAAGGGGTAGTTCTGGCAATCTCTTTCGGGGAGAGCCCGACCTCGTTCCAGACCATCGCGAACGTCATCGACTTCTCCGGACCCGGCGGTCAGGCGAGCGTGATCGACATCACGAACCTTGCCTCCACCGCGCGCGAGAAGCGCATGGGACTCCCGGACGAGGGTCAGCTCACGATGAACCTGAACCTCGACCCGGACGCGGCGACGCACACACTCCTGCGCAACGCGCGCTCGACCCGGACGAAGTGCGAGTTCCGCCTGACGCTCACGGATGCCACTCCGATGACCTTGAACTTCGAGGGCTATGTCCTTGGGTTCGTGATCTCGGGCGCGGTGGACGACGTCATCAAGGCGGCGATCACCATCGAGATTGACGGTCCGGTCGTCTGGGCGTAAGGAGGAAACGGATGCTTGAAGATTTGGCGGAGTTTCTCAAGCCTCGGGAGGAGCGGATCTCGCTCGGAAAGGTCAAACTCATCGTGCGTGAGCTTGACGGGACGGCGGATAACTCGATCCTGAAAGAGGACCAAGACCGATCGTGGCGCATCCTTGTGCGCTGCGTCTTCCGCGAGGACAGCGGAGATCAGGCGTTCACGGATGCCGACATCCCGGCGCTCAAGCGGAAGAGTCCGCAGCGCACAATGCCCTTGATCAGCGCGGTGACGCGGGTCAATGGGTTTGGGATTGAGGATGAAGCAAAAAACTCCGACGCCGCCCAGGGCTGAGGTTTATCTTGGCACTCGCTTTGAAGACCGGGCGCGTTTCTCCAAAGAGGATGCTCGGCGAGATGAGTCTCCGCGAGCTGTGTCTGTGGGCGGCATTGTGGGACATCGATCCGTGGGGCGAAGAGCGCGCGGACCTTCGGAATGCGATGACGACTCACGTTTTGGCAGAGACAAATCGGAATACGAAGAAGAAGTTGACGCCGTATCGTGTGGCGGACTTCATGCCGTATGTCCAGCGAGACGAGAAGGCCAAGGGTCGTGACTTATCCGAGCGGCTCAAGGCCGCGTTCCCGAAGAAGGGGAGGTAGTCGATGGCTATCCTAGGCGCACTCGGAGATCTCGTCCTCGCCCTGTCAGCTGACACGGCGAAGTTTGAGTCCGACCTTGGAAAGGCCGATCGCGCAGCCAAGAAGTTCGGCAAGGAAGTCGGTCGGAGCATGGACCTTCTGGCGAAGCAGATTGCCGCGCTCGCCGGAGCCGGTAGCATCGGGCTGCTGATTAAGAGCCAGATCGACGCTGCTGACTCCGCCGGGAAGATGGCGCAGAAGGTTGGCATCTCCGTCGAGTCGTTCTCGGCGCTCAAGTATGCGATGGAGATCTCCGAGGTCTCGGTAGAGACTTTTGAGAAGGCCATGCGTAAGTTGGCCGTTGGCATGGTCGATGCTCAATCCGGAACGGGTGAGGCGCGCGTCGCTTTCCGAGCGATGGGCATTGATGTAGAGTCTGCCGCCGGAAAGTTGAAGAAGGGTGACGATATCCTTCTGGAGATCGCCGACAGCTTCAAGGCGATGGACTCTGGCGCTAATAAGGCAGCTCTCGCCAGCAAGTTGTTTGGCGAACGGATTGGTACTCAATTGATTCCGTTCCTTGATCTGGGGCGTGCTGGCATTGAAGAACTCAAGAAGGAAGCCGAGCGCCTTGGGGTCGTGTTCTCAACCGAGGCGGCGAAGGCTGCGGATGAGTTCAACGATAACCTGACAAGGTTGAGCAACGTGATGAAGGGGATCGCCATTGACATTGGTGGTCCGTTGGTGAAAGCCCTCAACGAAGCCGCGAAAGCGTTTCAGGAAGCCCAGAAGGAGGGGGCCGGGTTTCTGGCGACGCTCGGTCAAATCGTGTTCCGCCTCTCGATGGGCAGCGACTTGAACATCATGACTCGGGAGTTGGCCGGGTTGGGCGGGGCTTTACATGATGCGCAGAACGAGTTGCAGGAAGCGAAACACTTAGCAGCACAAGTTAATCCGGCTCTCGCCGATCAGGCGAACAGGCGTGTCGACGTCGCCGCCGCGAGGGTGAAGCAAATAGAAGACCGGATGAAGGTCTTGCGCGGCATCATGAATGATCCATTCGCTGCGCCGGAAAAATCCGACGTAGGGGCGGGAGCAAAGGGAGAAGCGCCGAGGCTGCTCACCGACGCCGAGCTGAAGAAGATGAACGACGGGGCGCAAGCGTTCATCACCGCGCTCGGCGGACCGCTGGTTCAGGCGGCGGAGGAGGCCCAGAATCGCCTCGAAGGGATGGTCGACACGTGGGATGAGTTCGGTCGACGCATCTCCGTGCCACGGGAGGGGTTCGAGGCGAGCGTGAAGGCCGCTGATACTCAGCTCAGGAAGGCGCTCGGTCTAGACCTTCAGGAGACCGACGATCTCTACGCTCACAACATAGCGGAGCTGATCGCCTACAACGACGAGCGGATGAGGATCATGATCGAAGCTGCTACCAGAGAGCAAGATCTAGCAGTCGAGATGGGCGCTGCCGCTGTGGGCGCTGATCCGATGTCGTACTCGATGAAGCTGGAGGAGCTTCGCTCCTTCCTCGTCTCGAAGTCGGATCTGGAGATCGAGCAACTCTCGATCAACCTGGAGCGTCAGAAGGAGATCATGGATCAGTTCTCCGATGACGAGCTAGAGGCCCTCGGCGGAAAGCAGGCTCTCATCGAGGGGATGGAGAGGGCTCATGCCGGGAAGTTGCTCGCGATCGAACGTCAGAAGCACGACGCGGAGCGGAGCATGGAGATCATGACATTCCAGCTCGCGGTAGGCCTCTTGAGCAAGTTCGCAGGCGAGTCTAAAGCCGCGGCCCTCGCGATCATCATCATCGAGAAAGGGTTGGCGATTGCGCAGATCAAGATAAACACGCTGGTAGCGGCGATGAGGGCGCGCGCGGAGTTAGGGCCGATCGCAGGCGAGGCCGCTGCGGCGAGGATCACTGCACTGGGCGCACTCTCGATCGGTCTCGTAGCAGCGACGGGCTTAGTGGAGGCGGCGAGTCTCGGCGGGGCTGGCTCTGGCGGCGGTCCGAGCATCTCGCTCCCTCCGTCCGGCGGAATCGCCGTGACCGAGAGCGCGCCACTTGGATTGGCCCAAAGAGGAGAGCCCGTCCAGACGACGGTGATCGAGTTCAACGTGAAGGACGACGTGCTGATCAGCTCTAAGACCGCTCGCAAACTCCTTGAGACGATCGCGGAGTCTACGCGTCAGGGCGGGAGGGTGGTCGTCGTATGATCGTCCTCTCGTCCGCGCTCCAAGCATCGTCGCGCACGCTTCGCCACCCGCGGATCTGTTACGAGAGCCGCACGCTCGGCTTGTCAGCCTCCGCGGTGACCGTCAGTTCCGAGAGCGCTGGTGGTCCGAAGGACGCACCTCTCCGTCCGGACACAGCGGAGTACTGGGAGCCGCTCACGCTTCCGGCGACGTGGGAGGTCGATCTTGGATCTCTAGGCAACGTTGACTATGTCGGTATAGGGGCTCACACCCTTGGGTCTTCCGGCTGCAGCGTGGTAGCCGAGGTCAGCGATGGTACGGTTGGATCGCCGTCGTCCGACAAGGTGTGGTCAACTGTCGAGAGTGCCGCGCCAGTCGACGACTTTCCGATCCTTCTGATGGACGTACCGACCTCGTCCCGGCATATGAGGCTCACGGTCGTAGCCGGGTCGCCCGCTTTCATCCCGAGGATCGGCGTGATCTTCGTCGGTCAGTCTCTGGAGTTCGAGGCTGGTGTAGGGATTGCCGGCGGGTTCGCGCCGCCAAACTTGTCGCGGAAGACCGACCTTCACGCCTCCCTATCGAATAGCGGGCAGTTCCTCGGTCAAGGGTTCAAGCGCAAGGGCGTGACGGCTGACGTCAGCGTGGCCGGGATGACCCCGGAGTGGTACAGGTCTACCTTCGACCCGTTCGTGAAGCACGCTCGAAGCTACCCGTACTTCTTCGCGTGGAACCCGCTCGACTTCGACGACGACGTCGTCTTCGGGTGGACGTCGAGGGACATCGTTCCGCGCTACATAGGAGTGGACCCGTACTTCCAGGTGTCGTGGCAGATCACGGGCACTGGGCATGACTAACCGGGAGGTCATCCGGATAGTTCAGATCGACCAGCCGCTGTGCTCTCGGCGGTACGGGGACGCGTTCCAATCTCCGACCGGAGGATGTCAGGCTCAGCTCGGCGTGACCGGAACGCGCAAGTGCTTCAACACGCGCTTCACGTGTCAGGATCCGACCAGCTACTCTCCCGGGACGCTGACTCTGAGCTTCTCGGAGCCTCAGAACGACGTCGCGCGCTACTACGACAACGTCATCCCGTCCATCGATCAATTCGACACGACGCCGGGCCAGATCAACCTCGGCGGCATGAACCGAAGCTCCTCCGCCCTGGGTCAGCGCGAGATCGTCTCGATCAAGTTCGTCGACCACAAGCACAGCGATCTCTTGGTTGACCCGTACCGACTGGAGCGAGCGACTGGGGAAGCTCAGGACGAGGAGGACACGCACCTCTTGATCACTGGTCCGAACGGGTACGCGAGCACACCGGACAGCGCCG